TAGTATAAGAATTATTTGCATTAAAAGCTGGTACTGCTCTATTTTTGTTAGCTACGAAAGCAGAAGCTGTTCCTGCCTCCAAGTTTTCAATATAACCGCTTACGGTTGAATCTTCAACTGACAAAAATAATGGTGACGCACCAACGAGAATGTTTTTAGCATTACCTACGGATTGTGCCATAGTTTATTTTCCTCCTGTGTTAAATATATATATATATTTAAAAAATCTAAGCTGGCTAGGCTTTTCTTTCCTCAAGACCAATTTTAGGCCATTTTAAGCCATAAGGCAAATTATGAAAAACGGCCTACGCTATCTGTTATTCTGGAGTATTTGATCTCTAATATCACATCTGTGGACAAGAAGCCTTGGAGCTCTTCTGATGGGGCAGTCGGAGATATGTCTGCCACAAAGATACTATGGAATTTAAATTTATTGGACAAGTCTACCCATTGGTTTACGTCTCTAGCAGAGTCGTCCATCCTTCTAAATAGGTCTAGCATAAAGTTTCTTATTTCATTAATCTCTGCTACATCGGTTGAATATATGGTAAATAAAATTTGCTCACAGCATATGAGCCAGTTATCTTCATAGGATATACCAATCTTATCATATACAATATGCTTTTTACCACTTAAAAACTGATTCATTTCTGCAGACTGCTGAACTGGAATAATTGGGATTATTGTGCTACCCACATTATCACTATAGTATTCTGTCTCATCAAATACCCCAGCAATTACAATAGTCTCCCATAAAAATTTCCTTAGCTCAAACATAGCATCTAGTTTATAATTGACTGTCATATCATTGATCCTCCAAAGGCTGTCTCTACTGCTGCGTCCGCCATAGACCTAATTGAATTAGGAGAAAATGAATATTGGACCTTTTTAATTTGTGATGGTAGCCTTAATGACTTAGCCATAGATAAATTGAATATTTGTTGAAAGCCAGATCTTTTAATAGACGCATTCACTAGGTTACCACTAAACCAACGGCTATAATATAATTTAAATTGATTTTTTACGCCAGGCCCTCCAGGCCTTTTAACGGTCACTGAGGCCCCTTTAGGCATAAAGACTGTTCCAGTATCACTTTCAAATACTAGACGCTCTGCGGCCCTTGGAGCAATTATTAGGGGCATTCCAGCTTCCATCACAGATGCTTTATTTATAAATACGTGTCTACGTCTACCTTTTTGAGCTGGCACTGCGCTTTTTGATGGCTTAAATTCAAAATCAATTTTAAATGAAATTCCAGGAGTATCTATCATTTTTAATTTAAATAATCTGGATTGAGGATTTCCTGCTTTTTTCCACTCATAAACATGGTGCAAAGATCTAGGCTTAACCCTAGCCTGAGCATCCATATATTCTCCAAAATCTTTATTTATTTGAGTATATAGAGTTTTTTTAAATTTATTTTTAAATGCTGTGCTTGTGGTTAATTTAGCTATTACATTAGATTGATAATATAAGGCAGCAGATATCTGTGCTACGTTACTATCTTTTAACATAGCATCTTTAGGACCACCTAACATTAATCTTTCAAGTCCAGAGGCTGCGGTAACAAGCATAGCGCTAGAATCCAATTTGTTGGTTCTCCGATCTCTTCATAGAAGAGTTATATCCTATCACCCTGCCAAAAGGATCTGTGATTGGCGTTGTTCCCATTACCTCAAATACAGTCGGGGTCTCTGTAGGAAAATCTAATTCTACCCAAATATAGTTGCCACGCATATCTCTAATATTGGTAATTTTTTCTCTAGTAGTCAATCTCTCTTCAGTTCTAACCTGAATAATTTGATCATTTATGTATTTATTATTAAATATCTGCTTATCGCTACTTCTTGTGGTAGCGGAGTTGCTTATAACTCCTTTTGCATGGCAATCTACGGTTTTATAGTATTGCCACTCTTTTACAATAGCGCCAGTATCTGCGTTTTGACTATCTATTTGTCTATATACATCCAGCTTCATTGGCAGGACAGACTGGATTAAATCTTGCATTAAACAACGACCATTCCATTTATGACATATGGATTTAGTAGCTGATCTACATATGCATTTCCTGTGCCAGTATATGCATCTCCGCTATACTCGAATTGCCAATCAAATGTTTGAATATTCTTAACATACTTGTTTCTCCAAATACTATCTTTGGCAAAGTAGTCTTTAATTAACTCGACACATGCTTGTTGTACGTTGTCTGGCACTGATGACCAGCCATATTTTCCAAAAACTTTGTATCTTACGTTTGCTGCAAATGCTCCATTTATATTATCATTAATTGTTGGTGGGACCATGCCATTTGCTACATAAACTGTATTATCTATTAGTCCAGTTCTATCTACTCTTATTCCAAAACCAGTTTCTGAAATAATTGGTGTATAAGTCCAGTTATTTACTGCTGGGCTTGAGACGTTGTCTATTAATAAAATATCATTTGAATACAATTTATATATATTGTTTATTTTATAAGGAAGAGGCAAGATGTCAGAATTACTTCCATATACAACTTCTGTGTCTGTATATAAAGCAAACTCTTGACCCGTATAGTCTTCAATAATTTTTCTTGCATATTTTTCTGCAACTCTAATATCATTATATGTTCTATAGTTTGGATCACTTGGATCTGATCCAAGATTTAGACTATCAATATGCTCATTTAAATTTATATATGGGGTTACTACATCTACATATGTAGTATGGGTGCCACTTACAGATGATACTGTATATGACCATACTAATTTAAATTTTCTATTTCTTACTGAATAAGAAAATGGTAAGACAACCTGATATGTTCCTATATCTGTTTCTACCGCTGTTGCAGTTAAAGTAGTGAGAACTGTTGTAGGAAGAATTGCTGGGGTAATAGCAGGATCTTCTGTAATATCGTATACGGCTGCTGTTACACTTCCGTCTGGAGTTACTAGCTCTCCCTCCCAATATATTTTTGTTTTAATTGGGGTATTACTATTTACATAAATCTCTGCCATTATGAGATTTTAATTAGCTATAAAACTCTTGTACTTCCTTTGGGTTAGCTAATCTAAAACCTTCCTCCTTGTCAAAAATTGCTTGCGCTTGATCTTTTTTCATTGCGACAAATGGGTGATCTTTGGTAAAAGTAAAACCTAAAATATCGTATCTGAAATTTGCTCTAGTCATTCTTACTAGAACGTCATCCTCTGAAATTTCTTTCTTTGGATCAAACTTTGTTTGTGGCTCTGGGGCCTCTTCTAAGTTTTCTTCAATATCTTTAATTGTTTTTTGATAAACTGCCCAGGTTACGCCTTCTTCCGTCAGGGCGGCAATTACATCATTCTTGTTTTTTAATTCATCTGTACTGACGCCAAAATCTTCGGCGATCTTCTTTAACTCTGCTATTTTTAATGTGTCAAATGACATGCATTCTCCTTAGTCTAAGTTATTTAATTATAGCATTAATGGGTTTAAAGGGAAAGGGGATATTATATTTATTTAAATAAGAAGGGCCTGGAATTATCCAGGCCCAACTTAATTATTGTAAAATTGCTTATGAAGCAACCTTTACGTTCTTAACTACTACCCAAGCATCTGCTTGCTCGATCTGAACGCCAACACGAGTATACATTGTGTACTCAATGGAGTCCTTACGTGGCCAGAAGAAGCGGTATACAGTTACATCACGCTTGATTCCAATAACTACGTTATTTGGGAATGTCAAGTGGATATCTCCGTGGTTACCAGTCTCACCTGAGTAATCGCCGTCCTGTGCTTCTGGAAGAAGTGGAACTTCAACGATTGGAATACCAAATGCAAATGGTGCAACATATCCTGCTGGACCACCTAGAGGTTGTACCTCTTGTCCACGGATAATGCTTGAAGCAATATCTTGTGGAATTGTTTGGTTTGTACCAATGCTGTTAGCGTATAAGAAATCTTGGATTAGGTTTGAACCTGCCAAGAAGCGAAGGTCTGAACGACGTTGCTTGTACTTACGTGGAAGTGCCTTAAGAGCGCTGTTAAATACAGCACGGCTTACTCCAGCTCCACCAGCATCTACTACGTGTCCATATTGCTTTGATTTCTTTACTACACCGTCAAATGACTTGTACAAAGCATCTGAAGTTAAAGCTGTATTTCCGTTAAGAACTACATCCTCAATATCATTTCCTGCTTGTGTTGCCATCATACGTGCAATGTGGTCTTCTAGATCTGGACCCTCAATGTTGTCTTCTAGAGACTCTGTTGATAGTTCCCAATCTAGGCGTAATTTCTTTGTTGTCAAAGAAATCTTTGAGAATGATACTGCAGCGTTTGCTGAAGTGTCATCTGCTTCTGTCGCAAGTTTCATAAGCTTCTCGCCTACGGACATACGATCAATTTCAGTTGTATCAGATCTCATTCTAACTGTACGGGCGACTTTACCAATTACGGTTGCATCGAACATGTAGTCTAGAAAACGAGCTGATTGTTCTGGGTTAAGTAATCCACCCTCACCCTCGGAACCGATGTGTACGCCTGTGTTTGCTACTGCAGACCCAGTCATATTAGCGGTTACGTGAGTATTAGCGGCTACTGACTTTTCTAATGTTTCATTACTCATTATTTTACCTACCTTTTTTTTAATTGAAAATTTCCTGTACGGAACCGAGGAAAGAACCGTTCCATTTAGATTTTTTAATTGTTACTTCCTGAGACCCGCCAAGGTCTGAGGACTTCTTAATTGCAGTATCACTTTCTACTGCGTCTACACGCTTCTCTACATTGTTAATAGTGTTGCGTATTTCTGTGACGGCATTACTTAATGCCTGATGTTGTTCTGCCAATTCTGAAATTCGGCTGTCAACGCTCTTGCTGAATGATTCAACTGTTTCCTTGATAGATGAAACCTGAGCGGAGTTTGCTTCAGAAGCTTTGTTTAAAGTTTCTGCGAAAAAGCCTTTTAGGTCACCTAGCATCTTTGCAAAATCAGGTTCATCAACCTCAACTTCGGATACGTCGGCTGCCTTTTCCAGAGTCTCAGCAGAAGCGTCTGCCACTGCATCTTCTGCAGGTGCGTTCTCAACTGCTGCATCTTCTGCAACTGCTGGAGTTTCTACGGCTGCTTCAGGTGCTACTGCATCTTCTGCAACTACGTTTTCTGTGTTCTCTGACACTTCATTACCTCCTTCTGCGTTTGCCTGTTTTGCAATTGTTTGTATTGCAGGCAACGGTAATCTTGTCTTCTTAAATGAAGCAAGAATTCTATCTATCTCTTTTGACTTATTAACATCTGAGCTCTCAACCCAACCAATTAATTCTGCTGGCTTGCCAGATACTGGTGACTCATATGTTTGCTCTGTTGAAATAAAAACAGAGTCGCTTTCCTCACAATAAAAAATGTTTTCTGTTACAACCTCTGCGGCCATACCTTTAAATACTAATTGTCCATTTACTTTCTGAATAGAAAGAATATTGCATAATTCATTTGCTGGAGAGTCTACAATTGATAGCTCTAGCAAATCATATTCTTTAATAAATCTAACTGTTTGTCCTGTTGCTTTGTTTACTTCATTATCGGAGTCTTTAATTTTTCCACCGATTGAAAATCCTTGAAGTGTGCCGTCTAGAACTTTCTCCCAAGTATCTTGTGCGCCCTTTGAAATATATGCATCTACATATACTCCGTTAAAAAATTCTTTTGATTTTGGATCATAGTATGTTTCTGGTTTGAATGAAACTACTTTACCTACTGCCATTGGCTGGTGCATCTCACGAAGGTTGCCTCTAAAATTTTCAAATGCTTTCATGCTTGCATCTGCTGTTACAACATCACCAGTCTGATCAATATTATCTAGTGTTGCAAATCCTGATACTGTTCTCTTTTCACGATTAACTTTTGTGAATGGAACAGATAAAACAATATTTTCGCCATTAGACGACCAATTGGATTTTTCAATATTCATATGCTTAATTTTATCTTTGTATATATAAAAAGGCAAATAACTAGTTGCCTAATAATTAAGCGGTGACTCTACCCTCGCCTTTTGGATTTCTAGCCTCCCCAGAAATATCTGGAGAATTGGCGTCTCGATCCTGAGTTCTTTGTCTAGAATTCATGGCTTGTGCAGTTTGCTCGGCAGCCTGTTGTGGCTTTAATTCAACTATAGAATCTCCCCCGTCAATAGGGACCATTCCTTTTCTAATTCTTACCTCATTAGGGGTAATTACCTGCATTCTTAAATATCTCTCATCAATCTTAGACTGAGTATCCTCATCGGTTAGAGTTAATTCATTAAACTTAATTAATAATACGTCAGTCTTTTCTTCAATAATTTTATTTAATTTCTTCTCTAAAATATCTTGGGCTGGACGACATACTTGCTCTTTAAACATTTTATCAGAGTCCCTGGCTGAAGCTAAATTGACTCCTTCAGGTAATCCTATTTTGCTAATAGGTACTCTATGGGCCAAAAGAATTTCATCTCTATTTGATTTGCGATATATGTTAAATGAAGACTCTTGGGCATTTGCCTCAATTGGCTCCATCTTAAATTCTACCTTTGAGTCAGCACTATCTGCTGGAAGTGGAACATATAGGGATCTATGATTTCTACCCTTTAATCCTACCTGGAAAAACTCTAGTAATTTTCTTTCTGATTCTGGTGAAAGCTTTGCTCCCTTTACTGTGATTATATATCTAGGAACTGCTTTATTTTCAAAGTAGTCTAAGTTATACTTTCCAGCAAACTCGTTACCTGCCATTGCATTTTGTGCTGCCACAATATCTGCAATACCGTAGTAGTTGTTCATAGGGGTATACTTCTTTAAATGAATAATTTCGTTTGGTCTATCTGATCCATCTGAAATTGGATTAGGTGTTTCTTGATCTCCAAAGTTACGGAAGAACACTGCCTTACCATAAAGCAGTTGAATAAACCCATCTCGTAAACGACGAACACGCATTGTCTTTGCAGGGATATGTCCAATATATCCAATATTTCCTGCGCTTGTTCTACCTATTTCAATATAACCATTTCCTGTTGCTTCTAAATCTACATATGCCTTTATTAATGTTTCTGTAAATGTCTCTTCTTCATTTACTTCTTCTAGCCAAGCCTCTAGGTCCTGACGAAGTTTATTTAATTTACGACGAGCTCTTTCTAATTGTCTTTCATCTGTAATATTATCTAAAGCTTCATTTGCTTTACGAGTTTCTACAAATGAATAACCGAGGCCTACAATGTTTGCTACCTTTGCATTAATTGCCGCATAGTTATACGGAGAGAATTCATAAATCCTGGAAAGATACTCTAAGTTATATGGCGGCTCAATAAGATCGAACATTGCATAACCAGTAACGGCTTGTGCCATTAGGTTTTGTTGTGTTGCAGTTCCTTCTTGCCCTACAAATCTTTTTTGTAGATCTCTTGATACTTTACGACGAAATGAAGCTCCAAGGCCATTAACTTTCTTTAGCTCTTCGCCTTCAATTTTAAATGGATCACTTACTACTACTGGCTTATTGTTAAATTTAATCCAATCAGATTGATCTAATATATTTATCTGATTAGAAACTTCTTGATCGTCTTCAATGAATTCCA